TACTCGGTTTCAATTCTATTTCCTTGCAAGTCTACAAAATAGCCATTGTCATCAATGCCAAAACCCGCGTCATTGTCACGCGGTTTAGTTTCATTTAATAATCCGCACTCAGGACAACGCGCAATCAGATACTCGCCATTAAACTCTACGCTGTTACTGGTTTTAATGTCGGGATTAAAAACATCACCATCGGGGCAATGTCGCTCGATGTTCTCAGCATAATCTAAGACTAAGCAATCTTGCTTTTCATCGCTTAGACGCAATCCACGCCCAATTATTTGCTGTAGTAATGCGGCTGATTCGGTAGCGCGTAAAATTGCGACAACATCGCAATGAGGCGCATCAAATCCAGTCGTTAAAACCGCCACATTTACTAAATATTTTAAAATCTGCGCTTTGAATTTAAGCAGGATTATTTCACGCTCTCGAGCCGGTGTGCCGCCTGTGACAATAGCCGATAATTCTGGCGGTAAAGATTCCATGATTTCACCCGCGTGTTGAATCGTAGCCGCAAAAAATAACACGCCTTTACGATCTCGCGATTGCTCGATAACATCCGCGACAATCTCAGCAGTCAACCTGCCTTTGCCGTGATACGCCTTATCAATATCATCTTTGCTAAAATTACCCATTGCATTAGTTTGCATGTTTAGCGTTTCATAATGCTTGCTATGGATTGCACCAATTACGGGTTGGCACAAATAACCTTGCTGTATTAACTCACGCGCGGTGATTTTGTAAATCAATCTATGAAAATATGGGTCGCGCGTTTTGCTTTCATGCAGTGCTACACCACGCAAATCATGTTTAAAAATATAGCCACTGCTCATACGATAAGGCGTTGCTGATAACCCAATGATGCGCAAACGCTCGTTAAAAACTTGCAATTGCTCAATAATATGAATAACCGTTGGCGTTATCTTGTGGCACTCGTCAATAATCACTGCGCAGAATTGACTGCCAAAACGTTCAAGTTGGTTTTTAATACTGACAGGCGTTCCAACTACTAACGGGTTAACAAGACATGTTTCTCCCACACTTGCACTAAACAATGACACTGGATTTCCTGTGGCTTGAATCTTATCGGCATTTTGCTCCAGCAATTCTTTGCTAGGTACAATACATAAAACGTATTTGCCTTTGCTTACTTTGTTTAAAGAGTTGGCTATCTCAGCAATGATGATTGATTTACCTGCACCTGTGGGCAATTCAAGAACGCATGGCGCGGTGTTTTTGCGAACCCACGCAATGCAGTCATCATGCGCATGCTGTTGGTATGGGCGCATTTTCATTTATGCATTCCTTGCATTTTTAATTTTTAAATATTTTCCGTATGCTTCACTATTTGGTTGAGTTAATCCAAGTCCTTTGCACCAATAATCATTTCTTAATAAAACTTTGCACATTCTTCTCCAACTTGGCGCAATACGTTCTGCTTCAAGCAATTCAGGAGCTTCTTCAGGTATTTCTACATATCCACGAGCTTTCCACCATTTAATAAAAACTTTAAATCTGCTTATGTAATGATCTCTATTTTTTTTAGGCATAGATTTTAATAATAAATTACAAAATGAATGCCATGTATGACCGGGAGGGCATGATATTTTATTATATCCAGTCATATTTCCTTTTGATTGAATATATAAAGCACCTGAATTAGCTCCATTTACTCTAGCAATTAATTTAAACCATGTTTGAGGCTCTAATAAATGATACAACCATAATCCTTTGCGCTGGTCATCACCGTATGGTTGACATAATCGTTGCTGGCTTAAAGGTACGCCTGCTTTGTGCATTAGTTCATATATTTTATTTGCAGGACAATCTGGAAATTTTCCATGAAAACGCCATATATCTTCTGTTTTCCAATCATATATTGGATAAACATTAAATAAATCACCATCAACATGAGTTGTAAATCGTTTATTCCCGTGCATGGTTTTATTTGATTGAGCAATTGTTCTAAAACGATTTAAACTTTCATCACAACGAATTCCAATAAATGCTCCACATGATTTTCCATCAGCATACCAAATGCCAAAAGTAACCATCATTTCCTCAAATTCCATTTCATTAACATGAAACGCTGGTTTATCATCTTCAGTTATTGCGCATTTAGGAATATTGCGAACCCATGTTTCACGCTTTTCTTTGTCCCAACATACCCATCTAGGTTCAAAAACTGTAACAGCATTTCTTAATAATAGGGGTAAGCATAGCCAATGAAGATCAATATTTGATTTATATAATTCAACCATTTCTTCTATATGCTCAATTGTATGACTATATTGAGCTTCTAAATCAATAATTAACACACCAACAATGCGATTTCTTTTAATTGCTTCTTTCATTACCAAGTGCATCATCACGCTTGAATCTTTGCCGCCTGAAAAACTAATATACAATTTTTCAAAATTATCAAAAGCATATTCAATTCTTGATTGAGATGCGTCAAGAACATTTATTTCTGAATATTTTTTAATTCCCATTTTTTTACCTCAATATGAAACAGCAATAGATTTTGCACAAGCAGTTTTTAAATCAATGGTTTTATGTCCATTATTTAATAACCATGTATTTAAATATAGCAACGCAGTTTTATTTGCTAAAAGTTGTTCATCTTCTGTTAATAAAAAATATCCAGCTCTATAGCACGATGGAATATTGTATTCAATGCAGATTGCAGCTTGCCCAAGCCATGCAATTCTATTCATGGTTAAATTTGTCAAATTATGTTCACATGAATATTTCCATTGATCTATTACCTTAAATAAACAAGAAGAAAATAAAGGAATATTACGTAAAAAATCCGCATATAATTTTTCATAATCTTCTTTTTTTAAAGAAAGATCATTTCCTTTTTTATTATGAAATCCTGCTGGATAACATTCCCATTTATCCCATGTGTGATATATTCTTTCCATTTTATTCTTCCTCAATTTCATTAAAATCAGAATCAACGTCAACATCCCAAGATGAAGAAAAATCATCATCTTTAAATAATTCTGATATTCCACTTATTTGGCAAAGTCTTAATACTTCATCAGATTCCATGCCTAAGTTTTTTGCTATTTTTTCATCAGACCAATTTCTTCGTTTTAATTCAATAACAATATCTGACATTGCTTCTATTTTGTGTTTTCCTCTTGCTCTATTGTGTCTAATAGTAGATGCCATTCGATTATTTTTATCTTTTTTGTCATCTCTTATTTGAACAATGGGAAGATATCCAAATATTTTTTCTTGAATATCTAAGCATTCTTTTCCAACTCTATGCCTGTGAAATCCATCAATAACTTCATATTTTTCATTATTATCAGGCATAGAAACTATAGGCTGTGTATATCCATCTTCTGATATGGATAATCTTAATAATTCCATTTCTGGAGGAGCAACACTATTTGGATTGTAATCATTTTGATATACATTTTTATTTTTAACCCATTTAACAAAATCAACAGGTTCTGATTTAAATGGGCTTATTTCATGTAAAGCTTCTCTTACTTCATTTATTAAATCAATTTTTACATTTATTGGTTTTTGATTTATTTCTTCAATAATTTTTTTTAATAATTCTTTCATGATAATCTCCAGTATTCTGTTTGTTCGCTTGTATATGATGTTAAATCCGCATTGGGCAACAATTCTTTAATAGCTTTGGCATAACTCACCGCTCCTTTTTTGACTACCTTTGTTAATTTATGCCCGTTGATCTCGCTATCTTTGCCATTGCAATCAAAGACAATTTGCTCAAGAATTTGTTTTGAAATATCTTCAAGAGATTTTATTTGAGCTTTTATTTCAAAATAATAATCAACACAATCAGATATTGTTTTTTTGTCTACCTGATAACGTTTATCTTGCAAATACTTTTCTGGGTTATCACATTCAATTAAATATTCATCGTAAAAACTTTTTAAAATTGACAGGTGTTTATTTATCCACCCGCGATCATATTCAACAATTTCTAAATAATCACCATTTGGCGACCATTGATAAAAATCACACGCAATCATGCCAGTTACATGCAATTGAACTTGAATCTGAGCATAATAATGTGGTTGTTCTGCTAATGTTTTAAAAATAGGTGGATTTTTATCACGTTGACCGTATGGGCATTTAATCTCGATTAGTTTATCAAAACCAACAAATCCATCTGGTGAAGCACCTAGCCAATTTTCATAAGTATAAAACCCACATTTTTCTACCATAACACCAGTTTTTAGCTGGTAATCCATTTTTGCTAAATTTTCGTGAAACGTGCCATATTCTGTGGCTTGGTTGCCTTTAAATTCACGTTCTGCGCTGTGATATTCACGCACCATGTTTCGCATCACATCTTCGCGTTTCATAAATGGTGATAATCCAAGTATTGCGCCAACGCTTGAACCTGTAACACGATATTTTCGCTGTGCAAACCATTCTGGTGATCTTTGCTCTATCATATTCTTTACCTTTTTATTGTTTTAGTTTGCACGTCCATGTGCGGTTATAAATTAATTATTAGAAAGGAATTCCATCTTCATCATCAATAATTTCAACTGGTGCTACTTTTACAGGTTCTTCAACACTGCGTGGTGACACTGCCGCAACCCAGTTTCCTTTTTTGTCGTTTATCTCCCACACCATGACTTTAATTAGCATGGGTTTATTCATTATTTGCAGTAACGTTACATTAGTTGGTGCTGCATTAAATTGTGCCAATACACCACCAGCGTTTTTATCAATAGCTGCAAGCATATTTAAAGCCTTGTCGCGTTTCTTTGTGTCTGCGTCAAATACGCGCACTTTTTGAAACACTTTGCGGTTTTTATAAGCGTCTGGTTTGCTTACTGTCCACGCCAAATTAATATATTCATCGCCTTGATATTCTGCAATGCAGGCTTCAGTAATCATGGCTAAGCATGTTGTGTTTTCAGGTATCAACGCAATACCACCGCCCGATTCAAATTTACCCGTTGTGTCTGTTGCGCTTTTACCTTCGCTCGTTTGCCAAAAACTCATAATTATTCTCCTAAAAATTTTAATAATGGATTGATTCCGTGTTGGATAAAAATATCATCAGTTAACCCCATGCGGTTTTTGCTGACGCTTGACGCTTCACTTGTGCATTGAATAATCCGCTCACCCGTGCTTTTTGCTTTTGATTTCTTTTGTTCATCTTTCATCACAAAAGTTTCTAGGCGCATAAAACCTACAAAATCTGCATCATCAATGTAATGGCTTTGTGATTTCTTTTCCATTTTTAAACCATACTGTTGATAAGCATCACTGTCTGGCAAATCAATCGTGTTTAATTCTGCATGACTTAAAAAAACAATGTTCATGTCTTTTTTATCAACTAAAATCTGACACGCTTTTCGTACTCTGCCGTGCATAGATGATAATGCTTGATAACCTGCGCCATAACCACCCATTGCAAGTGCTAAGGCTTTCGCGCTGGTGTTGCCTTTGGTTATTTCGTCAGTAAATAAGCGGTCAAGTTTACTGATTGAATCAATCACCAATGTTTTGTACTGGTGATCTTCATTAATAAGAGTTAACAGTTGATTATAAATATCGTCAGAACTGGTAAGCAATGGGAAGGCGTCAGGCATTGCACTGGAAGGAACAGCAGATAAACCATCTTCTGCTCTGATAAAAATAGGTGCGGGGAATGTGCTGGCTAGACTGGTTTTGCCAATACCTGCGCCACCGTAAATGGTGAACAATCGGTATTTATTGACGGGTTTGCTAATCGTGCTTAAAAGGCTCATTGTATTGCTCCGCATTGGGATTAAAAAAAATAATTTGTTACTACGGGTACTATACTACTAAAAATAGTTTATAATGTAAACATATTTTTTTAAATCTTAAAATACAACAAGGAAAACACAATGACACCAGATGAAATCAAAGAAAAATTACGCGTGATGAACATTAGCAAAGTAGCGGAAGAATCGGGCGTGTCGCGCAATATGCTGCATCGATTTTTGCATGATCAGTTTAAAAAAGAAAAAACACCTTATGAAAAAACCGTTGAACGATTAGCGCAATATTTAGGAAAATTATGAATGATCTATTAAATGCAATACGCGCTTCAGGCATAAACCCGCCAACGCATATAAATCAGCACGGCATTACGCGCTTTGCCACTACAGGCAAAGAGAAATCTGGCTGGGTATCATTATTTATAGACGGCAAAGGCGCGTGTTACGGTGACTGGAAAACAGGCGAGCAACACGTTTGGTTTGCAGATGGCTTTAGAAGTAGCGAAAACGATCACGAACGCGAACAAGCCATTGAAAAAGCCAAAGAAGAACGGGATTTTGCTTACAGTAACGCGGCTTTTAACGCTCAGGAGCTGTATGCAAAACTCCCACACGCTTTAGATCACGATTATTTGACGCGCAAAAATGTCAAATCACACGCGGCACTGCGCATTTATGACGGCAAACTCGTTATTCCTGTTTATGGCGTGGGTGGTGAAATCCAGTCGCTTCAATATATTGCTACCGATGGCACAAAACGATTTTACACGGGCGGTAAAATGCAGGGCGGTTACTTCACTATTGGTGAGCCGTCCGACATGGTAATCATTGCCGAAGGATTTGCCACC